TTCTATAAAGAAGGGCATTCACTCCCGGGAAACCTGGCTATACGTGTGTCAGCTACAATGATTGACGGCAAGCCCCATAGCAATGTGGGGTTGACGTCAACTGTAAGCAAGAATGAAGCGCCAATTGGATTTAGTTGTCCCGCTGGAAAACAAGGCAATGAATGTAGAAGCTGCCGGGCTTGCTGGAATATCAATATACAAAATGTTAGTTATGCAGCGCACTAAAGGGATCTGTGACACTTGCTTCAGGGAGTATTCCCTGGAGCTTATGATAGCCGGGAAAAATGCGCAGCCTGATTATTGCATCAGATGTTTTAATCGAGGCTCAAGGCACATGGTCGATGAGCCAATGCTCAAGCTTCGAGAAGTCGCAAGGCTCAGGGAAGAAGGCACAAGGATCAAGGCGCAAGCCTTGTTTAGCAAGACTCAAGGCTCTAGCTCCAGAAAAAAGTGAGATGCCTCTTCGTCCGAGGGGGGTAGCCATGATAAATGATTTTCCACCGTTCGTATTATGGCTCATATGCCATGATATTTGGCCAGGAGATAGCCCAATTGAATTACCCCTAGTTACCTTAAGCTCTATCCAAAACTGTCCTCTATCCTTATCTGTGATTTTATATACAGCAAGCACATCAGGTAGTCCTAACGGAGTGACAGCTTCAATTCTTGTTAGAGTAACTTTTGTAAACTTATCCTTTATCCTTTTCCAAAACTTTGTCTCTGGTTTCGTTGTCATCTATCTCTTCAAAGCTCCCTTCAATAGATAATTTATTATCCATATCCTTTAATAGTTTATCAACTTCATCTCGGTTTAATTGGTCAATAGATCCATGCATAATTTCTTTTCGATCAATATATAAACCACCAACTTGGCCTCTTGATTTCTCAGCCGTAACAGCAGCATTCCAATTACCCTTTTCTTCCGCACCTCTACTCAATTGATCCAATCTTTTCAAATGCTTATGAAGATTAATTTCATATTTCTTTTCTTCTTGATTACGCAGCTCACGTATATATTCAGCACAACCAGGATGTTTGCGAAGTTCAGAAGCCTCAACTTTGGCCCTCTTCTCCGAGTATCCTGCAGCGATTGCACACTCAGTTGCCGTCTTTTTATCACCCTCTTGAACAAACATTACACAAAATTTAATTTGTTTGGGTGTTAATTTATCTCTTAAAGTCTCAATATTCATAGGTTTTTTATACATTATATAGTATTTTTAGCAACAAGACGGCTGTTTTTTAGGTGTCTTACTGCTGTCTTATTACTTTTTATCCTTAAGTGATTGAAATACATATACATTTCTTATAACAAGACAGACAAGACAGACAAGACACCATATTTTTTTTATTTTTAATTAGTGAAAATGTTTTGAAAACATCTATAGTCTTGTTTGTTATATGTATAACATATAGTTTTAACATATTTCACTCCCTTCCCCCTTGATCCAGCTTTCTTTATCGAGGGGGTTTATTTTTATTTGACATTAGTATTTATATGGGATAATTAACATATAGATTAAACAAAAAGGAGAGTCAGTATGTATATTGATGAATATAAAATAGAAAATTGGGGTAGCACCTGGACTAAAGGTAAAGAAAGAAAGAATCAATTAACAGGATCAATAACTGGAAAAGATATTGATATAAAAAGATTGGTTCATTTGCTTGAAGAATACAATGAAGCTGTCAATGGGGAGTATTCCTCTAGAGATATTACTATAAACATTTCAATGATGGAGAGAAAATAATGGGACAGTATCATAAGTTAATTAATATAACTAAAAAAGAATTTGTTGTTGGATACGATATAGGTATCCTAGCAAAACACTATGAACAAATAGGATTTGAAGGTTCGATGGCCGATGTCCTTTATTGTTTGATGATTGCTCAAGGTAATGACAATCGAGGAGGTGGTGATGTATCTGGTCACAAATTCATTGGCCGTTGGGCCGGGGATCATGTAGCGATAGTCGGTGACTACTATAACGAGTATGAGGATAAACACGACTACAGAAGTCTTTACGATATAGTTGAGAGTGATAAACATTATAAAAATATATCACCCTCCATTAGATCGATGTTAAGAGTTATCTATCCAAGGCTTACAATTAAAAAGCAAATCGTTAGAGGTCCTGATCGTGATCTTGTTATGTGGAATAGAGAATGGAAAGAGGAGGCAGCATGAGTAAGACAGGGG